CTCGCAAAAGGCGGTTATCACATAGGGGGGCCAAAGCCCTTACCCGACGTGCACCGTATTCTCGCACAAGAGTCTAGCCTGACCGGCAGAAATGCTACGGTCGATCAAAGGCTGGCTTCCGATAACATAACTGATGACCTAATCAGTCTGACGTTTCCGCTTCGTTGGGCCAAGGCCCTTCTGTTCGGTCGGATTAACGTGCTTGAAGTGGAAGGAGAACCTGTCGTGACTAAAACAATGTCAACGATGGGTATCGGTTTTACCTTCCCGATGCAAATGGTTTTGTTCCTTGGTTTGGCGCATGCGTGTAAGTCTATCTGGGAAGATAGCCACGGTGCAATGCCCGAAGGATCGGTTATATCAGTTTTTGGGGACGACCTCATATGTCCGGTTGAGTTGAAAGACTTGATCACGCATGTGTTCGAATCCCTGGGGCTGGTGTTCAACACCGATAAAACCTTTTGGTGTGGGCCATTCCGGGAGTCTTGCGGAGGAGATTACTTCCGCGGGGCTGATGTAAGACCGGCTTTCCTACCGCCGGGAGGCGAAGGAATGACCGAGCGTCACTATGAGGCCTGGCTGTATAAGTCGTACAACGCTTTAATTAGACGTTGGGACTATAGCGAGATCCCTCAGACACTGCGACTGATCGAAAACGAGTTGCTGGCAATACGACCTTCGGGTTGTTACATAGTGCCAAACTCCTTTAGTGATGATGCAGGCTTGAAAGTTCCTGTGGGGGAAGCCAACCCCGCAATTCACAGGATACCACACAGAGACGTTCATGGCACCTACACCTTCAGGTACCTCCGTAAGGAGGCAACAACTAAAAGGATAGATTTTCATGACTGTTACATGTGGGAACGCTTTCGAGTGGTGGGCAGCCTTAACAATACTCCAAGAGATACTTACTTGGATATTAAGGTGGGCATACGAGCTAAATCAGGAACTTATCAGGAATGTAATACCCCTGTGTTCGTTCCGGTGAGCGCGCATGGCTGTCCACTTGTCCCGTTGAAAAGGTCCTTCGTATACGTCAGTAGTAACGACGTAGATGAGCAGTTGGATTTCTGGCCGAAGAAAATTCGGTTTTGCGGTCCTCCTGAATGGGCTGAGAAGGGTTCAAAGACCCGACTAGCGGTGAAAAGGTACGCCGGAGTCCACCTGGACGACGGCGTCGTGACGTATGTTGCGGCCCAAACCACAAGTTTCACGTGGTAGGGGTACTACAGCGGTAAAGGTTAACCCTGGGAAGGGCGCCTAAATGACCCTAAGGCCTAATCCGCCTTTGGTAAAAGAAGGGAGCGATG